CTCTTGCGTACACGCCTTTTGATAGGGGGGCTTCGGGCTCATGCTTTCACACATGAGTTGCCTAGGCCCCCAATCTATCTATTATGGCGTCGTCCCCTCTAGCCTTCTCGTTGAGCTGCGAGAAGTTCTAGAGGAACCCACCTCTTCTTCATCCGAAGTTGAGGCCGCTGCGGTACACCATGCACCCAGATATTATCTGGGCTTGGTTCTTCAGTAAAGTACTGAAGTAACGCAGTGTCGTCATTGGTTGGGGTTCGGCGCTGTGTCGATATCATCGACAGAGCCCTCACCTCGACGCGCTGAAGGGATTCGTTGTAACGACGTGGGAGTTCGTCACAACGAGGCCTAAAGCGGGTCTTCAAACCAAAGACCCCGGAGTTCGTAGCTACCCATGGCAAATGCCCAGGTAGTGTCGACTCTAGGTAGGCAGAAGTGTTTAGCAAGAACTTCATGTAAAAGTTATTGCGACACTCTACTACACTAGATAGAGACTCCGGTCCGCCGTCGTACGGTTGCTTCCAATAAACGGGGGTCACATTGACACCGTTATAGGAGTCGACACCACAAGATTCTCTGAACCTCCCGGTCCAGAAACTCTTGCCGGCGTTAACCTTGAAGTACAAGACTTCAAGAGCATGTACGAACAGCTCCCGACTGTCAGAGGGAATGACTATGTCATCCCCAAAGACGGCCACCTCTCCTGCGAGAGACTCTAGATCCCATTGGCTTAACCGCCTGAAACCGCGCTTGGTAGCTACGGCTGCAAGGGCAATACCTAGGAATACTAGACTCTCTACCGGAAAGGTATTGGCGCTTCCCATCGTTGAGAATTTTCTCAGTTCGACAACTTCTGGCGCTTTTAGCGTCAGATGCTGCCGTACACGACGGGTTCGTGACGCTCGCAGGGCCCGCAGCAGTTCAGGGTTTCCCCTGAAGTACTGCCCTGCGACGTGACAGGTGACACGATCCGATGCCGCCGAAAGATCGACGGTCGCGAGCGTGCCCGTTTCCGAGCCTTCCGTACAGAGTCGTTGGTTGAGTCGTTGGTCGCGGAATGCGACAAATGCTCTGAGCCAACTCCATCTGGTACGGGAGCCAAAGTAGTCCCAGCAATTCTGCTGGCACCACTGGTGCTCTGATGGTTCCGCTGCAATAAGCCGCGGTCCCGAAAAGGTCTTGGGAACAGCGATGAGGCGTGAGGACGGAATCGTAGATTCGATCCCCACACCATTTTCGCACCTATCTGCCCAACTGCTATGATTATGAAAACCACAATCAGCAATAGGGTACACACTTTCCAGAACTTCTGACCAGTTCGACCAACAATACTTGTTAGTCGGACCAGTAGCTTCTGAAATAGCGCCTGGACCATGTCTGAACCTCCAATCTGCGGGCCGATAAGGCCCTAGGGTTGAGGTCACGATCCCTGACACAGTGTCAAGGTTCGTGAGGAAGATCGACAGCTCGGCCCGTGTTACCGGGTCGTACTGCGCAATCCGTTCTCTTAGCAAAGTCGAGCTACCAAAACCTTGGTAGGGCGGCTGAGCGGCGAGCTCGGAGGGCGTAGAAGCATTCCAGAAGCTTTCAGGTTCTGGTAGCTGGCTGTCGGTCTCAACAAACTCAAGGACTTCGTCCTCGATTTTGCTGAGGCTGCAGGGGTAGACCGTC